CCGCTGCGCACTATGTCATCAATCACGACGTGCTTAACGTCATGTATGTCAATACCTATACTCATATCAGCCCCTCATAAAGTTAGAAAGTTGTCTCGATCTTTACAGTCACCTTCACCACTTTGGCGGATCGAATTCGCCAAAATTCATTGTCATCAAGCCAGGCCTGCGCTCTCTTCCTCGTCTTGAACAGCAGCACCTTCAGGTCATCATCACTGTACGTGTGGCGTACAAACGTGTGATTCCTGGTTTCGATAGCCCATAGGTTTACTCTCAGCATCACTCAGTCTCCGCCATCTCATAGGACAGGCGTGCATTGCGTAACATGATTACGCTTGCAGTGAGTAACTTGATGGAACGCCTAGCCTTGTCAATTGCCTCTTGCAACTCGGCTTCTTTGGCGCGAATGTCATCGACTACTTTGTAGTCGTAAATCACTTGATCGTTCATGTTAACCCCCTCATAAGTTAGGACCGGATAGAACTACAACGCAATACTCGTACAACACAATACATTTGTCAACAGACTACAACAATAAATTTTTCTATCGACTTTGGACAACCGATAGCCTGTGGATAAGTCTGTGGATAACTTTGGGGGAACTTTGGACTGGGACCATATATCTATAGGTAGTCTATATCCTATAGGTCTATACGGTTTCTTGTACCGTATAGAAAACATATATCAATAAAAAAAACAATGATAGATGACCTATAGATATAGGGCTGTGGATAACTCCAAACCTATTATTTTTTTTCAACCGACGTTTGAGAACCCTCGATAGGCTGGACTTATTATTTTTTTCCGACCATGCTTTTAGATGCCGCGCGTCCTACAAGTCTTATATATAAAGGGTAGGGCGCCAAATAAGACCGGGCTGCTGAACGCCCAGGGATCGGGTGCCAGGGTAGAGTGCCCAGGGAAGCCCTTAAAAGGGCGCCCAGGCCCTCGCCTGGGGGTAGCCTAGGGGGTAGCCTAGGGCGTAAAAAAAGGGCGCCTATAGCGCCCCTTTTAATCGGTCCGGGTTTCCCTAGAATCCCGCCATGGTCCCCAGGGCCATTAAAAGCCAGAGAAAGCCATAAAAGCCCAGGGAACCCAGGACCAGGGCAAGCCAGAAAACCAGGCCGCCTTCGTTCAAGTGATCGTCTAGCGTTTTTTTGCGTCTCATGCTTCCCCCCTTAGTACGTTTTCAATCAGTCCCAGGTCATGATCCGTCATGCATTCCACGGCGGCGGCGATAACCTGGCGCTCGTTTTCCTGGGCGGCGGCCTGCCCGGTAGCGTTCCCGTTTAATTGCTCTTCCCAGGACCGCTTGCTCGCCCGGTGTATCTGCCCCAGGCATATAGCAGGCATGCGCATTAAATAGGCCGCCAGGATTTCGGCATGGTCATGGTTTGTCATGCTTCGCCCCCCTTCGCCAAGTCAATAAACCAGGATTCCGGGATCGGGCGATCAGGCCGCCAGGCGCTTCCATTGTGTTCGAACGTTACCGGGCCAATGGTGAACGTGCGCCCGATAGACCAGGGAAGCGCTAGGGTAAAAGTCTTACCCTGGGCGCTTATGACCATTTTCCGGCATGGCGTAGCCTTAACAGTGCGCCGTCTCATGCTGTGGCCCCTTCCGTCTCGTTCCAGGCCTTTTGAAGCGCCCGGTTTGCGCTGTGGTAGTTAGCATCTTCTAGGGCATGCGTTAACGTCTCAAAGCATGCGCGCCCGTTCCACTTAAAGTGCCGGGCCAGGATAACGCCTAGCACTTCCTGGTCTGTTACCTGGTCCCAATATTTCGGATCGAATGACTCGCGCCTGGTTTGCTCGATCAATTCCGGGAGAATTAAGTCAATCATAAAAAGCCCCTTTTCGTTAGGTTAGGAATCGGCACAATGCGTGCCCCAGGGCGCCCGGTAGAGCCAGGCGCCCCAGGTCAGGCACTATGCCGCTAACGCTTCCCCTTCGCCTTCGCCTTCCACGGCCTGGGCCTTAGTCAGCCAATCCATGGCGGCCTGGGCTTTACCGGCGGCGCTTAGAATGAATTTTTTATCGTTCCGGAGTGCCTTCAGCCATGACTCGATATAGGCCGCATGGCGTAAATCCCCGTTTATGCCGGTATGGGCACAAAGCATGGCGGCGCCCAATTCCGCGACTAATTCCTCATAGGCGTATTCTTCGGAACCGAAACGCGCCGGGGTTAGGCGCTTGAGCCGGGAATCGTGCCCGGTTGCATGCACGCATTCGTGGAGCAATGTCGCGTGATAGTGCGCGGCGTCAGTGAATGCCGCCATGGGGGGCATAACGATAGCGTCAGTGCTAGGCCTAAAGTAGGCCTGATCTCCGGCATGCGTCAGGCCGCCTTTTAGGTCCAGGCGATCCACTAGCGCCATAACGCCAGGCACGGCGTCAAAATCGGCGGCGGGCGTCTCAGGCATGGGGGGTAGTTCCAGGCCTTCGCATTGCTCCACGTTAAAAACCCAGTAAGACTTAACGAAAGCATAGGCGCTTGTTACCGTCTCGCCGTTATCGCCCTGGGTTTCCTTCCGGTGAACGTTCCAGTAAACAACCGGCGTGCCCTTCTGCCCGGCCTTAACCGTGCCGCCTAGGGCCTGGGCTTGCTTATAGGTTACGAACCAGGGAAGCGCCCAGGGTTGCATGCCAAGCCAAAAATGATTCACGCCCCGGTACTGGGTGCCGCTCGCCGGGTTGTAAGGCATACCGGCCCCCGGCGCTTGCTTCAGAGTACGCCAGGGCTTAACCCAGGGCGCCGCGCCCTTTTCGAGTTCCGCGATGATCGAGTCCGTGATTTGCTGTGCAATGTCTAGTGCCATGGTGTACCCCTTAGTTAGTTAGGAACCTATAGGATACACAAGTTAAGGGAGCCGTTCCCCATCTATATATATATTTTTTTTTATAGGTATACGTTTTCTCATAGATATAGACTATAGGTAAGGCGAGCATGGGCGAATGCGTGGGGATTGCCTATTCTCCCGCGCCGGTCAATCTATAGAGCCTGGCGCCTGGGGTCAGGGCCATGTCATCCAGGGGAAATATCTCCCTGGTCATCACTGGGCGCCCAGGCGGTCATGGCTTGCATGGGGTCATGACCTAAGGGCCAGGGATGCATCACGCCTGCTAGCGCCTGCCATGGCCTGATCTATAGCCATTGGCGCGTCAGTGTCAGGGCATAGACCGGGTTGGTTGGACCACGAAGGGCCACGCCCCCTCGCTTTTGCGCGCCCCATTTCGCTCCCCGCCCCAAGGAATTTTTCGTTTTTCCGGATATGCTTGTGGTGAGGACTGAGCGCGGATAAGGCATAGATGGCGTCTGGCGGTACTACGCTGGATAACTTGCAAGGCCATGACTAGCCCCGGCAGTCCTCCCCTCCTGCATTGCCAAGCCCCAAGGAAAAATCCGTTTTTCCAGATTCGTGTGTTAATCTCTATGCACTTATGGAAAGGAGTACGTATGTACAAGATAGATAAAGGTGTAGCGTTACCGAAGGAGAAGGTGAAGCACAATTACCCGCATGAGCAGTTGCAGGTGGGTGAGAGTTTCTTAGTGCCTGGTGGCAACATGAATGTGCTGTGTAACTACAACCGTATTAAGGGTAAGAAGTTAGACCGCCAGTTTGTGTGTCGTAAAGAGGGTGATGGGATACGTGTATGGCGAATCAGATAATTAGTACGCCGGAGCAGTTAGCCGCAGATGATGCGAAGAAGAGGTACATGGAACACGTGTATGGAATGACGCATGCTCAGTTGTTTAATGAGTTGATGCGTGTACACGGGGAGAGTGCCAAGATGATTACCGAGTTACAAGCCAAGGTGGATGAATTGAAAGCCAAGGCAGAAGATGAGCAATCCTAACGATGAGACTGATGGGGGTATTGATCCAAGGCTCAAGTGTTTCTCATGCGGGGAAGTGCATGAGAGGGCCAAGATTGTTACGACGATTGATGGCAGGGAAATGGGTAACTACCAGGACGAGTGGCGCAGGTATCACGAAGCCATGTGGGTACTCAAGAAGTACAGGAGCAAAAGGACGAGGCAGGCTTATCTAAGCCGCATTGCCGAGATACGTGGTCCCCAGGCGATGGCTGATCTGAGGGCGGAGATGATGTTGTTGTGGAAGTGGAAAGAGGGGCAGAAGAAATGAGCATCGAAGCAATGAAGCAGGCGGCGGCAGCCTTTGACCGAATCATTGATGGCTGCAATGGCATCGAAGAAGAAGACACCGACCCAGAGGCAAAAAAGGTCGCTAGGCTGGTTAGAAAGGATTGCTTGCGCGCCCTGGAAACACTCTGCCAGGCGATAGCAAAGGCAGAAAATGTTGATTTAGCCAAAGTCGGTGAGGTTGGCACATGGGGTGACAAATGAATATCTTGCAGACCAGGCATGGCCTGATGATGGTGCGGCAAAGCCCAGACATGATCTCTCGCATACTGGCTCAGACCGGCGAGTACGAGTGGCAGGTGGTCGCGCTATGCGCGGCACTGGCCTCCGGTCATGAAGATGGCTATATCGTCGATATAGGGGCCAACATGGGCACGGTCACTGTACCCCTTGCCAAACAATTCCCAGGCTACCGTGTGCGCTCCTTTGAGCCTCAGAGAGCAGTCTTCTACCAGTTGGCTGGCAACGTGGCATTGAATGATTTGAGCAACGTCGAGTTGCGCATGAATGGTTTAGGTAGTCAGCGGCGCAGCATCTACATTGACATGCCCGACTACGACAAAGACGCCAACATTGGTGCCTGGTCCATGGACGCCGAGGTGCGGGAAAAGAGTCCTGAAGGCCGAGGCGGTGGCAAAGAAGAACCCGTGCAGATTGAGATGTTGAACGACATGCACTTTGACAAGCCAATCCGCTTAATCAAGATTGACGTGGAAGGCATGGAACTCGAAGTGCTAAAGGGTGGCTATCGTCTGCTGCAAGAGCATGACTACCCGCCGCTGGTCTACGAGTGCTGGCAGCAGTTTGATTGGTACAAACTCAGGGCTAAAGAACTGGATGACTACGTGCGCGGCATGGGTTATCAAACGCACACTGTTGGCAATACAATTTTTGCAGTGCATGAGGACAGCGAAATTGATGTTGCCTTTGAAGGCCAAAACTTAAGAATCGGGCGCAAATGAATTTTGATCGCGCAAAGTTTTACCACTTCTGCAAGCACCTAAAGATTGAAACCAAAGAGCAGGGCATGCGTGTCCTGGGCGATCAGTTGCTTGGCACCCAAACCTACGTCATGGACGAGGTGGCCCGAGGCTTGGCTGAAGACAAACACTTCTTTGTGGTTCTCAAAGGCCGTCAGTTAGGCATAACCACAATCAGCCTGGCGCTTGACCTGTACTGGCATTTTGTCCACCCAGGCATGCAAGGCACCTTAACAACGGATACAGAAGAGAATCGTGAGCAGTTTAGAAGCACCCTACAGATGTACATGGACGGATTGCCCAAGGAATACAAAATCCCTCTCATGTCCCACAACCGCAACCAGATGGTTCTCAAAAACCGATCACGCCTGTTCTATCAGGTTGCAGGTATCCGAGCGAAAGGTGGCCTTGGGCGCGGAAAAGGAATTACGTTTCTGCACGGTACTGAGACTTCTTCTTGGGGTGACGAGGAAGGACTGGCTTCCCTCCTTGCCTCCCTTGCCGAACAAAACCCCCTGCGCTACTACATGTTCGAGTCCACAGCCCGAGGCTTCAACATGTTCCATGACATGTGGGTAACAGCCAAACGCGCCAGGACACAAAAAGCCATTTTCGTTGGCTGGTGGCGCAACCAGTTTTACTCTGCTGACCCAAGCAGCGACATATACAAGGTCTACTGGGACGGAAAACTTAACCCGGAAGAAAAAGAGTGGACCAAAGACATAAAGAAGATTTACAACTACGAGATCAATAGCAGGCAGATTGCCTGGTGGCGCTGGAAACTGCACGAAGGCCTTAAAGACGAGGGCATGATGTATCAGGAATTTCCACCGACAGAGGATTACGCCTTTATCATGACGGGAACCTCCTTCTTTAGCACCGCCCGATGCACCGACGCTATGAAGGTTGCCAAAAAAGAGGCGTTTATTTCCTATCGCTTCTCCATGGGGGCCAATTTTCAAGACACGCAACTGCTACAAAGCACTGAACGCCTGGCAACCCTGAAAATCTGGGAAGAACCCGTCTCCACTGCCTACTATGTGATCGGCGCAGACCCCGCCTACGGCTCAAGTGACTGGGCAGACCGGTTTTGCATCCAAGTCTTTCGCTGTTACGCCGACGGAATGGACCAGGTGGCAGAATTTGCCACTTCCGAACTCAATACCTTCCAATTTGCCTGGGTAATCTGCTATCTGGCGGGTGCCTACACCAATTCCACACTGAACTTGGAAGTTAATGGGCCGGGACAGGCCGTTATTCAGGAAATGCGCAACTTAAAGCGGCAAGCCACGGCTTTGCCGGGCAATGAAGGTCGAGAACTGACCAATGTGCTGTCAAACATGCAGCATTACCTCTGGCGGCGCAACGATTCCTTTGGAATCTCGAACTCAATTGGGTGGGTCACGACGCATTCGAGCAAAGAACGCATGCTCAACTATTTCAAAGACTACTTTGAACGCGGCATGCTGAACGTCTACAGCACGGAGTGCATCGACGAGATGAAGGGCATCGTCCGAGACAACGGCACGATTGCCGCCATGGGTCGCGCCAAGGATGATCGCGTCATGGCAGCGGCCCTGGCAACGGCAGCATTTGCCGAACAGGTGCAACCAAGACTAATTCAAATGCGCCTGACCCGCGAAAAGAAGGTGATTCAGGACGAAGAGGCCGAAAACGGGGGCCAGGCACAGGTCGGAAAGCAGGTCGGCAACTACTTACGCGCATTGGGGTTCCAATAATGGACGTTTTGACTGTCGCAGACATTGAAGAACGCGTCAAAAACATGAACGCGAACCGAAAAAGAGGCTTTCCGATGGAGGAATTTGCCCGTTTTGCCTGCATCGACTACCGAAACATGAAGAAAATGATCTTTGAAGGCAGCATGCGCATGACCGAAACCAGCCAAAGACGCCTTTCCAGGGCACTTTTGGCACTGGAAAACGGCGAAGCAGGCATCCGAATGGACATTGCAGGCCGTAAATTCCTGGGCTACCACGCCCAACATGAAGTGAAACCGACTATCAAAAGGGCTACAGCGATAGTCAAAACCGAAAATGGGTTCAGTTTAAGTGTCAAACCAGTGAATAAGTACGATTATTCACGTGCAAATCTGTTAATTAAGAAAAGGGGCTAAATATGAGTGTGTTGCATGACTACAAATGCCCAGTGCATGGGTACTTTGAATCAAAAGAGGCAGTGTGTCCGGCTGGCTGCACTGATGTTCATGTTGTATTTTTGAAGCCAATTGGTGTAAAAAGCGAAGGTACGAAGCATAATGACCGTACACTCAACCAACTTGCACTGGATTTCAAGATGGGTGACATTAAATCCGCTAGGGAAGGCGAGGCTCAACCGCCACGCTTTGCCCAACAAAACAACCCGTTCGCGCCGCGATGGGGAAGTCCTGCCGAACTCGGCGGGTACAACCTCAACCCCGTTGCAGGCGAGTCTGTCTCTGGCATTAACGCTGTGAAGCAATCCGGCGCTAATCTGTCTGGTCCAAAGGTAGGCTCCTACATTGCTGACCATGAGAATCTGAAGATCACGCCATGAGAATCCCCAAGGAACCGGTAGAACGTCAACAGTTTTACATGGAACTGATTGACAAGTGCATGGTTTCGCAGTCGGAACGCATGTCGGTGTACACCATGCTGCGGTCCTACTATCTCTTTGGCGCGGGTATGGACGAAGCACCTGCCCACTTCAACAAGATTTTCCCGCACATTGACCAGTTATCGTCGTTCATGTACTCGGCGGAAACCACGCGCTTCTCAATCCAGATTGGCGCTAGTGAGCCTGCCTCGTATCACAAAATGATCCCGGCGCTGACCAAGGCGCTGCATGACTACTGGATCAACTCGAACGCGGATCAGGTCTTTGCGCAGTCCTTGAACTGGTCGCTTTGCTACAACAGCACCTTTGTCAAATTGGTTTGGCGCAACGGCATCCACCCGTACATGGTGGACCCAGGCGTATTCGGCGTATTGCGTGAAGACACGCCTTACACGGACCGCCAGGAGGCGATGGCCCAGGAATACTACATGACCAAGAGCGAACTCTATTCGCGCCTTTGGTCCCACCCGCGCAGGGAAGAGATTGTTAACCGCATTGC